CTTCATAAGTTTTCTTGGTCCTGGAGCATGAGAAGGATGTAGCATTAATTCTCTATTATTCATTAAATAATTATACATATTTAAAAGAAGTTCTTCAAAAGTTATAATGCCATTTAAACCTGATCTTTTATATCTACTTCTCCAAGTACCTTCAAGTGAATTAACATATTTATGAAGTACCCCTCTTATTTGACCTTCTATAGTTTCAGAATTTGGATGTAAAGAATTTTCGTGTGCATGGTCTAAACATGCATCTCCACACGTAATATCTAATCCAGATACTGGACATTTACCACCTTCTTTTTTAATAAGTTGTTCTCTGACTTCTTTAACATCTTTTTGTTTAAGTTGTTTCATTTTACTTTTGTCCATCGATTTCATATCTTTTTATTCCAATGGTATATTTTTCTATATAGTGTAAATCGTCTTCAGAAATTCTGTAATTATCGGGTATATGAAATCTGGTAGGTTTATGAATTGTATATTTTTTCATAATTTTAAGAAGAGGTTTATTTTCAAGTGTGTCTATACTAATATGAATTTCATCATATAAAATATCTTCAAATTCTGGTTGATATGTACTTTCATTAGGATCTCTATGTATAAGTTTTTGTTTTTCTTGAATTTGTTTTTTTATTTTTTCTTGTTCTCTATTAAAAGAATTGATTACTTGAATAATTCCATTAAAAATAATTGTACTTATATAAGCAAAAGCAGAAACACTTTGACCTGAGATTTTAGAAGTTTTGTAAGGATCAAAATTATTACAGTATTTTAATACATACTCAACACCAAGACCTTTCATTTCGTCTTTCATTGTATAATTACTAAACTGAGGTCTTGTTAAAATTCTATCAGCCATAGCAGATATCATTTCACCAAATATATTAGTATCTCTATATACATAAGTTTTATTAGATAAATCCCTAATTTTATTTCGTATTTCTCTTTTTTGTTTTTGAAGGCCTTTTTCAGTTGATCTCTCTAATTCAACAGCTTTATCTCTTAAATCTTCTAATTCATTAAGATAGAAGTCGTTATAAAGTTTTTTATTTTTCTTTAATTTAGCAAGATTATTAAATAGTATAAGTTCAGACATTAAGACTGACTCATATAAGTAATGTGGTTTTGGCATATTATTTCCTGTATATTTTTTATACGGCTTGAATACTTGAATGCTTGAATACTTAAATGTGTCTTAATCGTCTTAATGTTTTTTATTTCTTTTTAATATAATAATATATTAAACTTAAAATAATCTTAATAATATAAGAATTATAAATAGAAGAAAAGGAACTTTATGGCTATTCAAAATAATTCTTTCAGTACAGTATCTAATATAAGATTTGGAGCAGTTGATCTAAAAGATGTGTGGTTTAATGTTAATTCGATGATTTTACCTACAATTTCATTAGCTCCTCCTGAAATGAATACAAGAGCCGGCGCTAATATTCATATAGCTCCTGATACTGCTATATATACTGATTTAAGTCTTGAAATTATTCTTGATAAAAATTGGGAAGTATTTGATTATGTCTATAGTTATTTTCTTCAGGGATTGAATGTAGAAACGGGAAAATTTAGTCATTATAAAAGTTTTGAACTCTGGGTAGAGATAGTTGATGGTGATGGCAATCCAGTGAAAAAGTTTAATTTTCACAGTTGTAGATTATCTGAATTTACTGGTTTTGAGACTCTTCCTAATTCACCTGAAGATGAACACCAAACAATGAGTTTAGTATTCAATGTTATGTATTATTCAGTTGACGGCTTAGAGCATCTCTATGATGGTGTTAGTTAAAAAACTCAAAAACATTATGGATAAATGTTTCAGAATTTCCAACATCTAAATAATCTTTTTTAGAGTGTATTTTATTATAAAATAATCTTAAGATATGTTAAAATCTAAATCCCATTGAATACGAATTATACATTGATCACTCTTAGGCATTCCTGGGAAAGTTTTAGCTGAAAATAACGTACCTAAAGAATCTCCTGATTCAGTAGCTCCATCAGTCATATATAGGGCAGCTTCTGAATATTTTACTGGATTATCCCACATAGGGTGACCATTTCCTGCTAATTTACCAAGATAAATTTCTTGTGTTATAATACCATTATTATAACCTCTTTTTATACTTATACCAGCTTCTAATTCATCTTCATAATTTTTAGGTTCATCTCTATAAGCTATAGGATTTCCATATTCATGAGGCCAAGTAGCACCTTCATTTTTTTTATTTACATATACTAAATTTTCTGTTGTAGGTTTATCGAATGTTACTTGATAGACATAAGAATTTTCAGGTGGGAAGAGTTTATATTGCCAAAAATTTTCTTCTGAATAAAGTGAAACTTGATTATTTTCTATAGGTCTTAATTTATTATCTATTTCATTTTCTCCATCAGTTCCCAATGCTAAAGCATGAATTCTAAATTTATCTATATCCGGTGGATTGAGACCAAATACAGCATCTGCAAAATATTGATGTACCCATACTACAACTTTATTAGTATCTTCATATTCATAAATAACTTTATCATTTTCAATTACTTCTATTTTAAAATAACCTTTTACTAATTTAGGTATTTTTTCTTGTATGTTAGTTTTTAAATTTGTTTTATTCATTTATTTCCTTTTTATTATATTTTTTCAATAGTTGTTGATTCAACACCATCGTGAGGATTATTGGGATTTATAGGATCAAATTGTGTTTGATCAAAAAATTTTGATTCATTATATCCTTCTGTAAGACCAGAATCAGGCCAACTTCCTATAATATAATTTTTTTCTTCTTTTTCTGAAAGAAATTGAAAATAACCATAATATAAATCAGTCCATTTTTCAAGAACTCCTCCAAGAGGAGGTTCATCTGGTATTTGATTATCATCAAGGTCTACTCTAAAACCTTCGTACATGCCTGAAGGTGCTGGAACTTCAGGTGGTGTATTTTCATTTTTATCTTGAAACTCAAACATACCATATAATATATTATTGCACACCCCATCAAAAGTTTCTTTAACAAATGATCGTCTTATAGGTTCACCTAAAGTACCAACTGCACAGTGTCTTTGATTTATAAAGTTTGCTTCTAAAGAATATGAATCTGTATTTATATCATATCTATAATATTCTATAATAATTGTTTTTGATGTATTATTAATATAAGGTTCTTTAGTAAATTGAATAAGAATATTATTATTTAAAAAAGTCCATTTTTTAAATGATAATGGTATAGCTAATCCAGGTTGAGTATCATCATAAATTATCCCTTCTTCATATTTATCTGGAATATTACCAGTTCCTTCATCTTGAGATATTCCTTCCCAAAGTCCTAAACCATCAGGAGTAGCGAAAAACTTTTTTTCTGGATATGTACCAAAAATACATTCTATTTCAGGAGCATTTGGATCATTTGGATTAGGATTAGGAGGCATTGGAATATCTTCAAATCCACCTATAAAACATAGACATTCAACGTAAACAGAAGTATTAGAATAATCAAAATCTATTAAAGGATATTCTATTTGATTAGCTACTTCTGAAGTACAGATAGTTCTATAGTTATAAATCATACCTAAAGGATGAGCTAGAGGTTTTACAAATCTTTCAAAAATAATACCTAACATATTAGATTCAACACTATATTCAAAAGGAGCATCTTCATCTACTCTCATATAATATTCATTACCAGAAAGAGGAACTTTTCCTTGTAATCCAGCATCTATAGCTCCTCTTGAAGCATATTTTATAGCTGATGCTGTTCCTTTCTTAGTATTAAAATGTCTATTTGCTAGATATCTATCTTCTGAAAATAATGTATTTGTATTATCAAATAAACCATCTGTATCTAAATCAAGTTCATCTAATATTTGGTATATACGATGAGCCATAATATTATCTTTTATAGTACCTTCAAGTACAGAATAAAAGTTATTTAAATGTGTTTCAGCTAATCTATCTTGAAGACCAAGTAATGAGTTAATCCAAAATCTTTCTTCTTTTTCATCTGGACATATTCCAACTTGTGGAGATTCGTCAAAGTTTCCTTTTATATCTACTAAAGCACCACCAGTACCTGGAATAGTATTAGTCAAAAAACCTTTACCATAGTTTTCATCTACAGGAGGAATACTTTCAGCAAATTCAAAAGGGTGAATAATATTAATAAATACATCAGTTTTTTTTGGAGGTATAAGAATTGAATTATCAATTATATCTTTATTCCAATAATCTATAATATTTATTGAAACTGGAGAATAGTTTACTAATGTTGTACTAAAAGCATCTATAAACTCTTTATTTTGTGTATATATACTATAAGGAGTTAATCTTTTTATAGCTCCTTTTACTACTGCATCATCAAATATTACTGATTTATCAAATGTACAAATATCATTATTATGTTTTAATATCATAAATTACCTTTATATAAATCTTACACTTCTAAGTCGAGGAATTCTATTTCTTGAAAAAGATAAATTAACAAGATTTTTATCAAAAGGATAGTAATTAATTTGAAATTCAGTATATTCTCTATACCCTTCATCACTTATAGAACCAAAAATTTCATCAATTGTGATATTATTATCAAAAGAAAATATTAATGTTATTTCAAATTTTTCTAAATCTATTATATACTGACCTAATTCTCTATAATTATTTTCTATTTCCATATTTTCGTCTATTTTATTACTATACCAAATTGTAGCTGTTCTTCTAAAAGATTCCTGTAATTCAAGTTCAGATAAATCAACATAAATATGACCTCCATCAGTAATACCAAAAGCACCATCTATTCTTGGAAGTAATGATGAATTAATATTATTATTTTCATCATTCCAAATATTTTCAAAAGGCCAACTAAGAGAAACATGAATTTCATTTTTATTATAATTTTCTTTTTTGAATTTATCTATCATATCTTCACATAACATTCCAGTTATTTGAAGTTCAAAATTTATTCCTGTATTATACCCTAAAACTGTATCAAGAACTCTTTGAATATTAGAATTTAAATATTCACTATCAAATTTTTCTAAATTTTTCATAAAATATTCATTAATTGTGCTAAAAACTAATGCATTAATAGTTTTTGGACTTTTAGTTAAATCATATTTTACAATATCCACATTATAATCAAAATTAATATATAATGGATGTCTGTAATTAATATCCATTGTCATAATCTTATAAGCATCTAAATAACTAATAATATTATCATATAAATCATCTGTAAGATACCAATTCTGCCAATTTTTTTGAAGACTGTTACTAATATTATGAGATGGAGTTCCAATATCTATCTTAAAACCTTTTTCAAACTCTATAATAGGTCTTGTTTGTTTTGCAGGTATACAAGAAATCCAAATATTACCCTTTTCTTTTGGCATTTCTTCTTCACCACCCCAAGCATCGGCTTCAGAAACTAATTCATGATGTTTTGAAATAGTTATATAATCATATCTTGTTACAGCTCTATTAGCAGTATTTTTAAATACAATAGCATTATCTTTTATCTCATTATCTGTTTCTGCAATTCTACCTTCTTCAATAAGACTATAATTTATTACTTCTACTTCTGTACTAAAAACTGTATCTTCAACAGTAAATTCTCCTAAGGCTTCACCTTGATCACCAGAACTTTGAAGAACATTTACAGATATTTCAGTACCTGTTCTTATTCCTTGACCTAAACCTGCAAATTGAAAGAAAATAGAAGGATATCCTAGAATAATATTTTCTTTTCTAATAAATTTTCTTTTATTATATTCAAAAGCTTCATCAATAAGAAATTGCTCCGATTTAGTCCATTCTTCATTATATATTGGATATCCGTTTTCATCAATATAGGTTAGAAATACCTGTAAACCATAATCTTCTTCAACATTATTATATCCGACTAAATAATCTTGTTTAGTTTTTGATTGACCTCTTTCATCTATATAATCTACAGCAACCATTCTTAGCATTTCATCTTCAAAAGGAGTAGTCATAATACCTTCAATAACAGGTATTTCCAATGTAATATTATTAATAGGTCTTCCCTGAGTTTCATCATTTATAAATGTAATATCAAAGTTATTTACAGTTATAATATCAATTAATGTTGGACCTACATAATAATAATATTTATCACCATTTTTAAAAGCAGTATTTTTTACAAGAGTAATTGTTCTATCTTCTTCGTTATAAGGATCTATAATCTCTTCGCCTGTATTAGGATCTATTATAGTTTTTGTGGAATCGAGAAGTGGTTTTAATACTAAGCTGTACTTATAACTTTTAATTGCGTGAGGTTCATAACCAAGTTGTCTTGCTCCAAATAAAATATTCATCCTTTTAGTAGCAAGAGGTAAAAGAGTTTCTTGAATATTCATAGCAGTATTAGCATTAAGAGATGCTATTACATACGATATTACTGAAGTTAGTTGTGAAACATTACTACCCTCATACATAACATCTGTAATACCATTAGCAAACATTATTTGTTTCATAACAGCTTCTATTTCTGATTGATTGTATGGTAATACCGCTGATGTTATATTTTCATTTTCGTTCATTTATTTCCTTTATAATGTAGTTTGACTTCTGCCGCCAAGATATGTAAAGTCATTTTGACTAAATGGTAAATAAATTGAGTCAATAATATTATTTTCTCTGAGATTAATTTTATAAACTATTTCTACAATAATACGATTGTATTCAGGTAATAAGTTCAAATTAATATCAATTATTTCCACTCTTGGTTCATACTTTTCAACTTCAACTTTTATTGCTTGTATCATACTAACTTCTGTAAAATAATCAAAATTATCAAATAAAGATAATTGTAATGGATTACCAAATTGTGGTTTACCTGGTACTTCATTACGTTGTACAAGAAAAATATTCATTAAAGAATTTTTAATTGCTTCAATATCAAAAGCATTATTATAACCTATTAATGTATTATTATTTATTTTTGGGTTTAGATCGCGATATATATAGTCATCATTTTTTAGAATTCTATATTCTGAATAATCTATTATTTCATCAACCATCTTATACCTTTTTATCTTATTTATAAAAAGCTAAGGAATAGATGGGCTAGTTGGTGCTCCATCACCTTGTTCCATATGTTTATGATTTTTTAATGAAATACCATCAGCAATACAGTCTCCATTAACAATATTTACAGAGCCATAAATAAGTTGATTACCTGTCTGATTAATATCACCATATAACTCAATATTTCCATCCATAGTAATATCTCCTACAATATTAAGATCACCTTTAATATTTATCGTATCAGCAATAATATCAATACTATCACATTCAATATAAAGCTTTGGTGTTTTTATATTTATTCTTGTTTTTGCTGATAATTCTTGCATATTTCCTATATTCATTAAAAGATTTTTATCAGCAAATATTTCCATACTCTGATTTGATTTTATTATAGCTCTACCATCATGTAAAAAATCTAATCTTGAACCAGTAGGATGTTTTATACTATAATATGCATTATCATCACTTCCATCAATAGTTATTGCTATATCATTAGGATATTGAGATATTTCTTTAAGTTCTGTTACACCAGCTTCATCTTCAGGATCATATTCTTTAGCATTATATTCAGGAGTGCTGGCAATTACAACACCATTATTAGTATGTTCATTTGAAGTTAAAAAAATCTTATCCCCATTGTCTCTTGTAGTTACTAAAAGATTAGACATATTTATCGTAGTAACGGAAGGTTGATTATATTCAATACCAGCTACTCTAAATTTTATTTCGTTTGTTGAAGAAATATTATTATTATTTTTATCTGTAACTTTATATTTTATTGTATAATCTTTAAATGTGTTACTTCCTCCACTTGAAATATTAGGTGGGATAATAAGATTCCAATTATTTAGATGAGGATAAACTTTATTTCCATTACTATCCCATCCATTTACGTTTTCATAGTCTATTAGTTCAAGTATTGTATTATCAGGTGATGCTTTTATAGATGATCTAGGTGGTATATTTTCATCGTTTTCATCATAGAAGTAAAAATATTCATTTAGACTTCCGAGATTTTTTTCTGAAGATACATAACATAATATATCTCTTTTATCGGCTTCTTTACTATATAATCTATAACCTAAAGGAGAAGTTTCATTAGGAAGGGGAGGATCAGCTTGTTCTGGATTATTACCTTCAAATGTTAATTTTTGTTTTATTATTCCATAAACAGTATCCATTAGTTTTTGTACTTCTGTAGATGCAAGTTTAGGGATTGTTTCCTTTTCAAGTTTTTTATTTTTTACAGAAGAATATGGTTGTCCATCTTCATCACGTGATCCATCTTGACCGAGTTCTTGACGAACTATACTTGAACCTGCCGTAATAAGCCACTCGGATAAACCTGAAGTTAGTGGCCTTACTTCTATGAATTGTCCAATCTGTAAAATATCCTTAAGTCCTTGTCCTTGGTTTGCACCTAATTGAGGAGAAACTTGTACCCACGGTAATTGATCTTCAGGTAAGTCTGAAGCATGAACTCCAGAAACTCTTATTTTCATTCTATTTTTTTTATCAGGGTCTTTATTATCAACTATAACTGCTTGCTTATTTATTTGATGAGCATGCTCCATAAAAATATCACTTGCAACTTCTTTTATTAGTTTTTTTAGTTCTTGTTCATTCATTTATTACTTCCTCCTGGTCGTCTTAGAAATAATTCTTGCATATAGTACATTCCTATTATTTTATCTCTTACCATATAAACTTCCCATTCCCCTGAAAAGATTTTATCATTATCAGTTCCGGAATAGTAAGTAGGTTTAGGAAAAATAGCTGTTATTTTTCTTCCTACCATATTATCTGTTCTTCCTGGAGCCCAAATAGAACATTTTTGAGCATTAGATATTGTCTCGAAATATTGCTTATCTTTTCCTGTTTTTAGACCTTGTTTTTGCCCATGACTCAGTGCTAGTTCTCCTGGATTTACTCCTGAAGTTTTTACGTTTACTTCTTTTTGAGGTTCTTTTATTGATATTTTAGTATCTGTACCATCGTTAGAATCCTTGGAATTAGATGTAGGTATATCGATACTTGTATAAGAAGTTGGAATACTTTTAAGATAAGCCTCCATATCAAATCCATCAATATTAAATTGAACAATTCTCGTAAAACTAAAAGGATTAGTATCATATTCATATACATCACCTAGACTTTGTAATTTTGAAAATTCTTTATTAGTATTATGAATAAGATAGTTAATACCTTTATCTTTTATATAACTAAATCCTCTATCTTTCATTTCTCTATTTATCCACGTAAAATAATCGATATTAGCAGGTACAACAATATTAAAGATTTTTTCATTTTGAGGAGGAATAATTTCAAGTATTTTTTTACCTCTCGCAGAGTCATTTTTTATTTCTTTATCATGTTCTTTTATTACTTCGCTAAATGATTTATCAGGATAACCTTTATTTAAATACGCATGTTTCATATTTTGTGTTTCTGTATCTTCTAATGTTAATGTTACTAATTTTTGATTATGAGAGTTATTTTCTGTATGTACTTTAGTTATTATAAATCTATCAGAATGTGAGCAACCCTGAGCAGTAGTATAACCAATTTCTACTAAACCACCAATTCCTATATTAGAACTATTTTTAGTATCGCCTGTCAATAAACCCTGCGAATCTAAAAAAGAAAATTTAGCTGGAATATTACAACCACCATAAATAGCTTCAAAACCTACAATATCTATATCACATATTTCTGTATTATTAATAGATACGTAAAAATCTTCTAATGCCCAAGCTTCAGTAATTTTATTTGAAATACCTTTTTCTTGCATTATTTTACCTCTCTATTTTCAAGATAATTATTAATAGTTCTAATAATCTTTTGAAGACTTCCTCTTTTAGGTATAACAATATTACTTTGTATTTGATGAACTTCTTCAGTCTTTTTTTCCATTTTTTCACGCCAATAAATAATTTCTTCTTGAGTAAAATCTACTTTATTTAAATTTCTAAGATAGTTCATTTTATTATCTGTAATATCCCATAATAAATCATAATCACCTGGAGTATCCCATATAAAATTATCATTATTAATAAGTATTAATAAATCCGCTAAAGATTCGTTTTCATAAAAATTATAGGCTAAAATATCAGAACGTTCATTATTATATCTATCTGTTATTATAAAATCTTGATCATTAACGATTTTTTCAATTCCTGTTGTATACCACTGCCAATAATCAGCAACAGTTAAATTACCTGAAGTGTAAATATTCTTAAGTTCTCTTTCTATTTTGTTAAAGTTTAATATTTTAAATTCCATTTAAATTCCTATTTCTATACTGGACAATTTTGGTTATTTGAACCAGTATTATTTGAAGATCCTGGATTTTCCCAGTCTTCTTTAAGTTTAGGTTGTCTATCTCTAAAACTTAATGTAAGTTGAATATGTTTTGGAGTTTCATCTTCATACATTTCCATATTACCTCCTGGTACATATTCAATTTCAGCAGATACTAACACAACTTCATAAAATTGAAGTGCTTTATCTAAAGTCTTATTTGTAAATTCAATACCAAAGAAACAAGGAGATTTAAGAATAAGTTTACCACCAGCAGTTTCAGGACTACCATACATTTTTATTTTTCTTACTATTTCATGTAATGTAGCTGATTCAGCTGCATTATTTGGAACTAAATCCCAAACCATAGAAATTTCTCTAAAATCTGTACTACTGTACATTTGAAGTTTATTTTCATAGTATTGTAAACTTCTTGCCCCTGTTAGTTTACTCCAAGTTGCTGTACTGAGTGATTTTTTATCTGTCGCCATATTAACAGCTCCTTTTAGTAATCCTATTCCTGGCATATCATTAATCCATCCAGGTTGTTCTTCGTATGTATTATTTAATGCTTCTTGAAGATTATTAGGAATAGGTAAATGAAAGGTCTCGTAATAAGTTTTAGATAAAGTTTGATTAAGTTTATTATTTCCTATTCCTATATTTATTTGAGGAATACTATTAAAAAACCCACTAAACATATCAGACATCGAGTTACCTGATGTTCCAAAAAAACCTCCTACAGCTCTTTCAACCGTATTTTGAAAAATATTACTTCCTCCTAATAAACTTGAAACTTTATTTCCTCCTGAGGAAAACATTCCAGTCATAATAGATGCTATATTTTGTGTTGTATCTAAAAGTCCATTAAATACCATATCATATTTAGAAGTGTTATATACATGAATAGAAATACTTTTTTCAGAAGATAAATTATTCGGAAACTTATTATTTCCAACTCCTAGTAAATTACTTGAATTAATTTGTGACATTACTATTCCTGAGTTTACTAAATTATCTCTTGGAATTTTTGGAATTTTAACATTCATTTTTATCCTTTATATTTGACAACTAGAGATATCAATATCACCTGAAAGTTGTGTTTTTGATTTGTCTAGTTGTTCCTTAGCTATTGTATTTATACTACCAGTTAAATTAAGTATTTGGGAATTCATATTTGAAAGTTGATCTTGAATATTAGTGATGGCTCCTCCACCATTTGCTACCATTCCAACTCCTGGAATAAACATTTGTTCTGGATTATATCCAATATTAAAAGATTCGGGTATTATACCTTTTGTAGTTCCTCCTATAATAGTAGCTGCCCATTGAGGTAAACAACTTCTACTTCCACAAGGCCCCCAAGCTCTTACTGGTCCTATATCAACATGAATAAATCCGGGATAAATACCGATACCCTTAAATCCAACTTGTAAAGCCATTTTTAAAAACTGTTCTTTACTTATCATTTCGGGCCATTGTATATCGACAGCCATTCTTTTAGTATGGTATGAATTTTTCGCTCCATTAATACTTGCATTATATGCTTGATTTCTATATCCCGATAAAATTTTAAGTGGTTGACCAATTTTAGTAGATAGTTGTTCAAGCATTGTTTTTACTTGTGGTAAAACCCCTTCTTGCTCTTTGTTTAAAAAAATAAGACTACCGTTTGTTGATGGCGTCATTTCTCCCGGTTCACTAACAAGTTTTTTTATACTTGCTGAAACATTTTGTGATGCACTAGATACTGTTGATACAGCTTTACTTCCAATACTACCTAAAGTATTTAATGAAAATGGAGATTGTGTAGTTGTCATTTGTGATAAATTAACATTTGTATTTTGACCAAGAATTTTTGCAATTTTATTAGAGTAAAAAGAAACATAATTATTTCTTGCAGTTAAAACATTATTAGATTTTAATCTTTGTGGTAATTGATTATTTATATCCCTTAATGCTCCTCTATGAGGTGTATTTGTTCTTCCATTCATAAACTTTAAAGAACCTGCTCCAAGATTATGAGCTAACCAAAGATTCCATACATTTACAGGCAATCCTGCTGATTTTATATGTTTTTTAGAGTTTTTTAGATAGACTTCTTGATATACTTTTATTTGTAATTCAGCAGGCGGTATTTTTGAAGTTTTTGTCATTGGCCAGTTTATTCCAATTTGTTTTGATTGTTCATTCCATGTTGAAGGCATAAATTGAAAGAATCCAAAAGCACCTGTACTTCTATTTCTAGCATTAAACTTATCATTAATATTATTTCCGCCTGTTTCTATAGTCCATATGACTTTAAAAAATTCTTTATCTCCGCCTTGAAGATTGATATTCGATAAATTTGTTTGCATAAAGTTTGAAATACCTTCAAGAGCTTTTTTTAAATTAAATTTACCAATCGTATTTCCTAAATTTACTTTATAAGAACTTATCGGACCGAATTTAGTTTCAAATGAATCTAATGCCTTAATTTTAGCTGTATCATAAACATCTGAAATTCCTTGAACTGCACCACTTAAATTTTCATTTAATCCTTTAGTTATTTTTTTAATAGTTTCTTTGGATGTCTTTTTTATTTCCGTTACAGATTTTTCTATAGTTAAATTTAATTCATTTGAAATATTATTATAGTTTTCTTTGGATGTCTTTTTTATTTCTTTAGCTGATTTTTCAATTCTATCTTCATAAAAATTAGTAATACTTTTATTTATACCTTGGCCAATTTCAGAAAATTCTTCACTTATCAATTTTCCTTTTTCTGTTATACCTAGTTTTTTATCAGTTATTTTAATTGCTTGAATAGCATTTCTTTTTAAACTATCTAATGCTGGTGGAGCATATTTAGCCCCAAAAAGTCTTTTATATTCATCAACCAGAATACTTAGATTTACTGCATCTTCATTTGTTCCTAATCCTTGAGAAATTTTAAAATACAATCTATTCATTTCATCTCGCATATTAGATTTTGTTGTATTTTGATACTTTCTTTGTTGTTTTGTTAAAGGCTTAGATTTTTTTTCATCAAAAAGTTTTAGATTGTCCATTTTTTGTTTTATATTTTTATCGAAATCTTCTCTTGAAACTCCTCCGGTAAGTTTAGCTCCAAGCCAATCTGTAACTTGTCTAATTGGATTCCATACCTTCATACCACTTCCCCATTTTAGTATCTGTTCCCCAAGATTATAAAATAGTTTTTTTCCTAGGATTTTAATAAACTCTCCTGTTTTAAGAACTTTTTTTAATGTAGAAGATAAAAAATCACTAACAGTTTCTTTTATTGTTCCAACTGGATCAGCAAAAAAGTTGTTAATAAAATCACCAGCAGATAAAAAAATACTTTGTAATCTTCCAGATAAATCATATTCTTCCCAGAATGTAATAACATTTTTTATTGTTTCTGATTTCTTAAGAACATCTAAAAACCCAGTTCCCATTTCTTTTAGACCTTGCCATACTTCACCTGAAATATGTAAAGTCCATTCACTTATTTTTTTCCATCCTTCTATTGACATTTTTCCAATCCATTTTAACCCCTCTAAAATAGCTTTTCCTCCTACAAGAAGAGTATCTCCAATGATATTCCATATATTTTCTGGAAATACTCCTAGGTATTTACCCGCCTCGATAGCACCATATAATAAAGCACCGGCTATTCCCATTTTACCAAGTATTTTTCCAAATGTAGGAACTTTAGAATACGCATCTTTCATACCTGCGATAAGTCCTCCAGTTCTTCCTGTACTCAATGTTTTTAGTTTACCTGCTTTTGTCATTGCATCAATACGTTTACAACACCCAAGCGGTCCTTTTGGATCAATCATTGAATCAGTTATTTTTACTTTAGTAGATTTTTTACCGAATAAAAAGTCTTTTATTCCTTCTTTTATTCCTTTTGTGCTTTTTTTCCAGGCATCAAGAGAAAAAAATGCTAATAATGATTTACCTGCTGTAGCAAACATTCCAATAAACTTACTAAATAAAACTCCAGCTTTTTTAGGTATTGAAAATAGTGTTTTAAATACAGTTCCAACAGCACCTTTAAAACTTGTTAAAAGTTTATAACCCCATTTTAGTGGTTTAGTAAATACTAATAATGCTAAACTTCCAGCACCAATAACAGCATCAAAAAGTAGTTTTAAAGGATATATAGTACTCATCAATTTATACCAATTATCAGTTATCCATTTAAATATTTTATCAAAAAATCCAAGATTATCCTCTGCCTTTGTTATAGCCGATTGTTTCTTTTCTTGAAATGATTTTTCGGCTCCTCCAGCCATTTTTTCTATAGATTTTTTTATTGTAGTATCTTGTTTATACTTTTGCTTTGTATTAAAAGCAATTTCTTTAATACTTTTAGTGATACTTTTCGCAAGTTCAATATTTTTTTCGTTTATTCTATTAAATTTATCTTTTTCGGCTGGAGAAGGATCATTATAAGTTGTAGTAGAAAATGTAATATTTTCAATATTCATTGGTTGTGTAGCTTGATTAGGGACTTCTGTAGTTTTTACAGGCTCTTCCCATCTCGATTTACCTTTTTGGGCTTGAACACCTTGATTTATTTGAGATTGGTCAAGTGCTTCGAGAGTATTCCAAATAGCATCCATTTGCGCTCGCTGGACTTTATCTCTAGCGGCAAGACCAGCTACATTAGTATTTACATTTAAACCTTTTTTTTTTAAAAAACCATCTGCCATAGTTTATCCTTGTAATCCAGTAAGTGGATTTTTTTCAATTTGTTTTTTAAGTAAACTTAAATACAATTCTCTTTCAAATGGAAACATGCTATCAATATCTCTAATTGTATTATGAGAATAAAATGAAATATTAAAATATTCATCATAAATACCTGCTATTGTAGTCCTTGAAATTAAATCAATTGGATTTATTACAATATTATTTTCTGTTTTACATGTTCTACACTTTGGGTTTAAATGAACATTAAATATTTTTAAATTATTTTCTTCTATTATATCGCTAATTTTATTATAATCTTTAAGAGGTAAATTATCTGGATTATCAAATATATCATCTGGTGTTTCAAAAATTCCAATAGGAAAATTAGATATTTCACATTCAATATCAAGATTAATTAAGTCTTGTAATTCAATAGATATTTCATTTACATTACTACAATTAGAACATTCAAATATTTTCTCGATAATATCTGAAACTGAAATTTCACTTAATTTAATAATAAAAATTAATGCTTCTAATTCATTTGTCGGATTTGAATCCGGTGAAATAATTTTAAGTATTTCAAATATTGAAATATCTTCTTTTTTTATTAAAGCAAGTTTTTCTTGCTTTGACGTGTACAAATCCAATTTATTAAGTTTATTCTTAAGATAATCTTTTTCTTTATTAAATTTATACATACAAACTCTTATCTCAATAATTCTTCAAAAATATCTTGTGAAAGATCAATAACAAACTTAACTTCTTTTCTACATTTTTTACAAGATGTATTATATTCTAAATCACATCTAGGGAGTGTTTCTTTTAAAGTTTTCATAATATCTGAAGTATCTTTAATTGGCATTTCATCAAGATAATCCATAACTTCGTTAATACTCTTTCCTTCAATATTAATATGAAGCGCAGTTTCGATATCAGTTTCTGTTGTTATTCCATCATAATCTTCTGAATTTATTATACTATTTATTGTATCTTCAAGAAACTTTAAAGTTTTAATATCAACTAATTTTATAGTATCGTTATATTCTTTTGGCAATTCATTAAATTTATATTTAATAATATTAGAAGTGGTTGTTTTTATTCTATTTAAAGTATTACATTCAGGACATTCTAAATTAATATCAATTTTATCTGATAATGAAATATCTCTTATTTTTACTAATAAAAGTTTTAATTCATCTTCATTTAAATATACTTCTTCTTCAATATAATCATATATTAAAGTTTTAATAATAGCACTAAAATTAATATCTTCTGGAGTTGTAATTCCTTCAAAAAACTTTCTTATTTTCTTTTTCGTCTTTCCTGTCCATGGTTTTCTGTAGTTTCTGTAGTTTCTGTAGTTTCGTTTAATTCACTATTTACTTCAATAACCCCCTCATCAATATTAGAAACTTCGTTTATTGTTTTTGCCTTTATATCCTTTGCTTTTTCAATTGCTTTCTTTGTATTTTCGTCCATATCTTTCCTTTTATTATTATTTATAAATAATATAAAAAAGAGATTCAATGGGTATTAATGAAATAATGAAAAACACGATAAAAGCTGAATGGACATGGACAGACGATTTTACGTTTTTTTTCTATAATAAAAACTATGAATTACATACTTTAGAATTTAATATTCAAAATATTTGGGATATGTGCACAATAAATATTGATCTTCCTCAAGTTTCAGCTAATATTGAAAGTATTGTAATAGGTCAGGAATATCGATTTTGGGTACCTATACACGAAACATTTACTTTTACTGTAACTTTTAGAGATTTTAAAAATATGAAATTGAAAGAATATTTTACAAATATATGGATACTTCAACAATCTAAATATTATGATGATATAAAAAGTCAAGTACAAATAATAGCAGGAGAAGGTATAATGTATAAATCAGATGAAGTACTTATTTCTAATATATCTCAAACACAATTAGATAATGCTAATACACAAATAGCAGAATTTAGTGTAGAATTCATATCTAAAAGTCTTTCAAATAATACAATTACTGACTTTAGTGGATGGGAAGAAAGGAAAAAGAAATGAGAATAAGTTCAACTCTTATGCAAGCAGGTGGAAACTTTGCAAGACCTACTAAATATAGTATGATTTTAACAGTACCAGTTCCTATAAGAAATATTTATGGAGAATCTTTAGATGTTCTTTGTAAAAATATTCAAGCTCCGGGTATTATAAATGAATCCTATGAAATAAAAATAAAAGGTCAAACTTTAAAAATTCCTGGTCGTACTCAACAAACTCAAGAAATAACTATAGTTTTTTATGTAGATGAAAAGTATAAAATTCGTAAACTTTTTCAAGATTGGATATTAGGTTTAGATAATAGAAATCCAGTAAAAAGAAGTAATGGAAATGCTTCAATAATAAATACACGAGATTTTTATGGTGAGTTAGAACTAATTGGAAGAGATTTTGCAGAAACTACAAATAAACCAGTATCCTTTAGATTTGAAAATGTTTTTCCTATTAGTATTGGTGAATTAGAATTTGATTCAACTAATAAAGATTCATTATCAGAGATTTCAGTAACATTTGCATATTCTAGATATAATACATTTAATGAACTATCAAATGATTTATTAGATGATATAGATAGTAATATTAATCAATTAAAAGGATAGTAATGGCAATAAAAATTAATGAACTTATTAGAACTATTGGTTCAGGAGCTAGAACTAATAAATATAGAGTTCTTTTTCCTTTATTAGGAAGAGATTTTGATATTCAATGTCATGAATTTCAATCTGCTGGAAGAAGTTTAGGTGTTGTAGATATTTATCTAAGAGGCAGAGAATTTAAATTAGCAGGTGATAGAGCTGATGATGGAAGTTTTACTATTTCATTTTATAATGATCCTAATCTTCAAATAAGAAACTTTTTTCTAAGAATGATTGCAGTTGTTCAAGATTATGTAACACCAGTTACAGTAAATGCAGCATTAGAAAATGATTTAACACTTTTTGATAGATTACAAGATGCCATAAATAGACTTGAAGGATATATAACAGAAGTTAAACATAATCTTACATCTCTTTTAAATATTGCAGGTTTTGAGTTTGGTATGGGTACATGGTATATGACTGATATTACAGTTCAACAACTTGATGAAAATGAAAATATTTCTAGTACAATTATTTTTCATGAATGTTTTATTTCAGATGTTTCTGAAATACAATACTCTGATGAAACTGGAGATATTTCTAAAACTACACTTACATTTTCATACACTGGAAGTACAATTATTTAGAATAGTTTTATAAATAAAGTAAAAATAATAAAAGGTCAAAAATGGCAATAAAAATAAGAGAAATTGAAAACGTTCTTGGGGCTTCAGGAAGACAAAATAAATATAGAGTATCTTTTGCTTTTCCTGCTGCTGTTTCAACAGCTACAGATTTAGCATCTGTTGATATTCTTGCAAAGAGTACAGAAGCACCTCAAAAAGAAATAGGTTTAATAGAACTATGGAATCAAGGTAGAAAACTTCCTATTCCTGGAGATACTACATTTGATAATACATGGGTAGTTTCATTCTATTTGGGAGAAAATCATGCAATTAGATATGATTTACTAAAATGGCAAGATGCTTGTGATAACTTTTACACAAATATACATACTGGAGATCCTTCTGCAGTTTTTAGTGATTTAAGAATTGAGCAACTTGATTCAGCTGGTAAAGTTACAGCTCAATATACACTTCACGGTTGTTGGCCATCTGTTGTTGGCCCTGTGACTTATGCTGATGATGCTGAAAATTCTCCTACTGAATTTGAAGTTACATTTACATATTCAGATTGGGTCGTAGGAACTAGTGAAGAACCGATTTATACACCGATTCAACCAACGAAGAATCCTACTGCTTTATGAAAATAGAAGTCTAACGACTTCTATAAACTTTCTGCCAGTAATCTCCTGAACCTTTTACCTTTACAGTCTGAGAGAATCTTGGAGTACCAGTTTCGATTATTTGTACTTTATGACTATTTTCTTTGATTACTTCTATGGTACTTTTAATTCCTTTTTCTTCTCTTTTAGCGATTTTGTTTAGTAGTTCTTGAGTTGATTTTTTCATATTCTTTCCTTCTTTATTTTATATTATATTATATCTAAATAT